GATTTGCATTAGATGCACCTTTAGCATCTAGTTGTGCTTGAATATTAGAACTTACACCATTTAAATATCCAAACTCTGTATTAGAAATTGTACCATCATGAATTTTTGTAGCATCTATAGCAGCACTTGCATTGACATCTGCATTTACAATTGAACCATCTACTATTTTAGATGAGTTGACTGAATCACTTGCAAGTTTAGCAAGAGTTACTTGGCTATCTGCTATGTGTGCTGTATCAATGCTGCCATCAACATAATGTTCTGAGTTAATACTATCATCAGCGATTTTTGTTCCATCTATTGCATCACCAGCGATTTTAGCTGTTGTAACATTTGCATCTGTAATTTTAGCAGTTGTGATTTGTGCGTCTGCAATATGAGCTGTATCAATAGATCCATCTACATAATGCTCTGAGTTTATACTATCGTCTGCAATCTTAGTGCCATCAACAGCATCTGCTGCAATCTTTGCAGTTGTAACTGAACTATCAATCAAGTTTGATGTATCTATAATTGATGTAGGTATAGAATTATTTGTTTGTGAAAGAGCTGCGATATAAACATTTGATATAGTTTCATTTGATAATGAACCACTATCAAAAGTAACATTAACTGTTGTATCAGATGAAAAAGATGAACTTGATATTGTTCCAAAAATTGTTCCAGGTGTTGATGCAATAACTTTTACTCTACGACCTGCATGATAAATAGATGTAACATTTGCACCAACTATTTTAAACGATGTAGATGAAACATAAGATGCAGTAAAAGCTCCATCACCATCACCATATTCAATCCATTGTGCATCATTGAACCAGTCTCTAGTATTTTTCATCAATGCTCTTATGGCATTGTTTAGATTACTAGGTAGCATACCCTCTGCTGTGGATATACCATTTAGAGAGGTGTTATTGGATTGTGTGGTTGAATAATCTTTTATGTTTGATGTCATGTTTTCCTTAGTTCATAAACCAACTAAAAGCTTTATCGCTTTCGTTATTGTTTTTATTTATTAAAGTATTCACTGCTTCCTCTACTTGTCTTTGAAAAAGCTCTTGGGTTTCAAAAGAATATCTAATGTTGTCTATGTCTATTTTATCACTCATTATCTTGTTCCTGCTGGTGTTGCTATAAAATCAATACCTTGTGCATGATTCCAAATATTACCTGCTGCTACTTTTACGTTTGCTCTTATGTACCTTCCTGATTGTCTTACAGGATTTAGCCCTGATGTATTCATACTTGATGATGTACTTTCTGTAGGAATATCTGCAAGTCTTTCTCTTGTTTTTAAAGTAACTGTTGCAGTTGAATCCACAATAGGTCTAATGCCAGTAATGTTTGATCTTAAACCTGGAAACAACTCAGTTTCTTTTGTTTCAAGTTCAGCTTCTAAATTAGTTCCTGAAAATATTGCTGCTTTAAAATCTTCATCAATAGCACCAAGATTTAAAAAACCAGAGTTCCAAAACGAAGTATCAAGTGCATAGTTAATATCGTCAATGTTTTGTGAAATCAAATCCATTTTTTCCACAGTGTCAATTGTTACAAACTGTGAAAATATTTGAGAACCTTTTACATTTGCAACTGTCCATTTTTGCGTAACATAATTATAGATTAATAATCTATCACAAATCCCAGTTGTGTTTGGATTGTTAATACTTGGGTATAACCATATTGCTAAAGTATTAAATGGATCAACTGCTGCACTGATTCTATCTGTAAATGATTTATTTAAATCAGCATCAAAAAATCTATTTACCTTTTCAGAACCAATTGGCAAAATAGTGTCTCCATTTATTTGAAAAAAACCATCGTCTGCCAAGAAAAAAATTTGTCTATTGTCCTGACAAACTGTTTGTCCTAACACTGCACCTCTATTGGGTGATATAACAGAAAATCTAAATACTGTAGATCCTCCAACAAAGTCCATTCTAACTATTTGGTTTTGTCTAAATACATAACCAACCTCACCAGAGGTTATATGAACCACTGAACCACCAGAACCTGCTAAATCTTGTATATCAGATGATTTTTCACCAGCAGTCCAAACTGAAATATCATTTAGACCTGACCATGCAACTCTATTTGAATTGCCACTTATGTTACCTGTTACTAAAAAATCTCTTATAACACCACTTACTTTAAATACTGGTGGTGTTCCTGATGTTGCAATAGTTGATAAATTTGCAAAATTAGTAGATGTTCCCATTAAAAAAAATTGTGGTGCATCAACTCCATTACTTGCAATTACATAATTACCAAATTGAGTAAAAGTAATATTATCAGTGTCTGTGCCTGTTAAACCAGATTTTCTTGAGGTAAAAGTACCATTAGCTAATTGAAATAAATCTGATTTAGTTCCAACAAATGTAAATACATCATTTTGATTATTTCTAAAACTTGCAGATCCTTTTGCATTTTGTGAAATATTGTTTGAGCTATAAGATACCAAACCTTTTACTGGTTTGTAACTTCTTTGAGCATGATAGACGTTTGTTGCTACAGTTGCTCCAGGATTTAAATGATCTGGTTGATCTGGCAACCATTCTCCAAAAGGTAATTGCATATTAGTAAATCGCTTTAGTTAATCTTCTAAATGGGGATGCTACAGTGTCCTCTGATCTTATTTGTAATGGTGAACCACTAAATTGATCTTCTCTATCGTTTTGCTCTAGTCTTTCAAGAGCTGTTGCAAACATGGATTGCCAAGTCTGCACTTGTTGAGGATTATAGCCACCTAGAAAGTTTGCTGCATGAAACAAAGAACCATACAAATAAATTGCAGGGTGATTTGTTAAAATAAAATTTGATGTATTAGTGTCTGATAAAGCATCAAATCTTTTATAAAAATTTAGAACCCCTGTATAAGAACTATCAGGTTTTGGCATAAATCTTATGGTATCACCTAGTATAGTGTAAGAGGATGGTGTTCCTGTAATAGATGTTCCTTGCACACTATCCATGTGTGAAGGGGTCATGTATCTTAATGGAAACTTTGTTGAACCACTTAGTATATAAAAATCTCTTATTTGTAAAAATCCAGAGGGTAAACTTTCTGTTTCACTATCAATAGTAATATTGGTTTGACTAATCATTTTTCTAATTCTTAATTTAGAATTTAGATCAGCTTCTGCTAATTGTATAAAATCTGGTATCTCAGATGTTAAATCTGATCTATTTAACCAATTTGCAATACTTGCTTTTAGTTCTGTAAAATTACTTAGTGCCATTATAAATTTCCTGGTGCTGTTTTGAAATATTGATATTCGTTACTATTTAATTTTTTTTTTAAAATTTTTGTCTGAACATCTTTAGGTAGTTCAAACCAATTACCTTTGTTTTGATCACCATTGTATTCTTTAGCCCATATCTCAAGAACTAAAGTTGGAATAGATGCAACTCTTTTCAATTCTCTTGAAGGAGAGTAACCATCATTTAAATTAAATAATTTTTTATTATGGTCTAAGATTGGCTTATGGTTTACTGATCTTTGATGTACCACACCTTTTTCACCATCATGAAAAGTATCAGATAACAAACCTTTTGTTTCTACTTCTTTTTTCATCGTTTCTTTTGCATCCTCTTTTCAGATTTATTCAATCTTTTTTTATGCCTTCTCAGTCTTGGTGGTTTGGGTCTTGGTACAAAACTTGTAAACTTTTGTTTTGCCACTACGCACTTAGTTCAGATACTGATACGTTGCTTGAACCAATGGCAGCTACTTTTTCACCTGGAGAAACTTTAAATATCTCTGGTTGATCTTGTGGTATAAAAATACTGCTAGATGTAGCTGTTGGATTAGCACCAAACAAAATATGACAATCTGCATCTGCACATATTCTTACATAGTAAGTATATTCACCAAACGCACTTGATTGTGATGAAGTACCACCAGATGCAATCATTTGCACTGTAATTGGTCTTAAACCATAATTAAAACTCATTTTCTTTTCTTTCCTTTTTTAACTTTTTTAGTTTTTTTCATCTTAGGCATCATTTTGCCTTTTTTTCCGCTATGTCCTGGCATTAATCATCCTCCTTGCTATCTTCATCTTCATTATCATCATCTTCATTGTCATCATCTTCCCAAGAAGTATCATCCTCATATTCTATAGATAAATCATCCATAGTCTCACCATCTTCGTTTTTGATTACAATTTTATTTTCTTCAATAAGCTCTTTAAGAGCTTTCTCTACTAAATCACTAATTGATTTTGTCATTTTATTTCTCCTTATTTTTTTTTAGTTTTTTTTGCTTTTTTGGCTTTCTTGCCTTTTTTCATTTTTTTATTTTTACTGTGATACATTTGTTTCCTTTGGTTAGTTGTGTGGAGTGTTACCCCCACACATAGTTTTGCTCCTATTTAAGATGTTATCTTAAATTTTATCTTCTAATAATGATTGTAAAAGTTGCTGCGATTGTATTTGATGAAGCTCCATTAGTTGTAAGCTTAATCGCATCACCTTCATTCACACTATTAGCAGCAGTTGGCTCTGATGTATCAACATCCCCAGCAGCAGAACCAGATTGTGTAATAGTAATTGCACCACCTGTTATGTTTGTGCCACCAATTGAAGGAGTGATAACTGCATCAGCAGTACCAATTGCACCATCTATTACTGACATAATTTTTATTACTCTGCCATTGTCAGGCACTGGTACAAAAACTGAACCAGATGTAGATACGTCAGTCATTTTAACTGTTAAAAAATAATCGTTAAGTGTTCTCATGTTTTTTTTCCTTTTGATTGCTTCGTTCCGACTTCAAAAATCTTCAAAGACCAAACAAAATTGTTAGTTAGAGGTGATGGCGTATTAAACGCCACCACCAAGTATCATAATTGATTACGCAGTTGTTAAATCAAAAATACCACCACTTGCTTTTTCGTTTTTAGAAACAAGTGTGTATTCTGCTATTAACGCCTGTTTAGTAGCATCACCAGTTTTTGCTAAATCCATAAGTTGGAAATCTCTTAAAAAGGCAACACTGAATAAATCAGGTTGTAAGACATAAGCTGATCTTGCTCTTGAAAATCTGTTTGGTACTACTTGTAATGCACCAAAGTCAGACTCATAAACATCAACAGACGCAACTAATCTTTTGTTTTCTGCTGGGTCAAATCTAGTTGATCCACCAGTAAAGCCAGATAGTTTTTGTTTGTTGAATGAACCAAGCATAACCATATTTGGATCTCCACCTTCATCCCAACACTTCTTAATTACTGATTTAAGTTGTGCTTCTGTGAAAGCTCTTTGAGTTCCATCTGTTCTTGCATTAGTTCCAGATGTTGTTGGATCTGCTCCTGACCCACCACCTTTGTCTGTGTTTGTTTTTAACCAAGACTCTAATCCTGCAAGTTTTCTTGCATTTGAGTCATCACCAGTGACTGGTGCTTGGTTTGCAGTAAGTATAGTTTCCATATCTCTTTTCAATTCTTTTGAAATTTTTGAGATTTGGTATGCTAACTCATTGTTTCTACCTGCTTTTGAAACTACATCAAGAGTTCCTGATACGATCACAGCTTTTCTTGAAATCTGTGTTCTGTTACCAAGTCTTGTTGTAGCTGTCGGTGCTGCGAATGAAATCTCATCACCTTCAATGTGTGCATTACTTGATGATGCACTAGCTAGGCTATCTGTTTGCCATTCATGAAAAATTGCAGCAGCTTGTTCTTTTGCAATTCCTGACATAAATGGAGTGTCTGTTGGTGCAATTGAGTAGATTATATCTGATAAATCTTCTCTTTCACCCACAGCGTCATAGGTACTAAAAGTATTTGTTACCTGTGCCATTGTATTGCTCCTTTGTTATTGAGTTTATTTATTGTTAATCAAATCTAAAAACACACTTGCAGCGTCTTTAGTGCTGCCTGTTTTTTTTAGACGACTCAACCTTTCTTTCCTTGCTTTCAGAGTTGCATCAGCTTTTGTTTGTTTTACACCAGAAGAAAATACTTTACCTGGCTTAGATATTTTCTTTGCCAAGTTTGGTTTTGAACTTTGCATATTTCTATATTTCATTGCATCATTCACTAGCATCACAATTCTATGATCATAAACTTGTGCTATCTCTTGGTCGCTAAAACCATAAGAGTTCAAGGTCATTTTCATATTTGATTTCATTTGTGAAGCTTTTGCTGGATCAGAAAATTCTGGCATTTTTAATGTCAGTTTTTTCTTTTGGTCATCCAGATAACTACTGAATTGTTTTTGTTGTTCAGCTTGAGCTTGTTTCATAGCGTCATTAAGTTTTTCTTGTTTCTTTCTTAATCTATGATCAACCCTTGCTGCCTCAGTAGGATCTTCTTCATAAAGCTTTTCTAAATCCTGAGAGTTTATTTCAGCATTTAGTTGCTCTTGTGCAACAGACATTAACTGATTTAATTCATTCAGCTTAGTAGAATAGTCTTGTCTTTGCTTTTCAGACTCAGATTGAAACTGTTTCTTTTCATAAGACAGTTCCTCAGTCTTTCGTCTGTAATCAGCATCTCTTGAGTAACCATTCCTCAATTCATCAAGGGTAACATCGTATTCTTGACCAGCGACCTTTACTTTGTAAAGATCATTTTCGGTGGAATCTTGTTTCTCTTGAACCTCAGATTGTTCTTCATCTTGAGATACTTGTTCAGAAGCCTCATCGTTAGATGTTTCTTCCTGTACCTGTTCCAAAGGTTGATCTGTTTCAGATTCCTCTTGAGTTGGTTCAGGTGAATTTTGTTGTTCTTGTTTTTGTTCTTTAGGGTCTAAAAGACCTGATATTGCTTTTTGAGCTTTGCTCATGTCAGTTTCTCTAATAAGATTGTCTGCCATTGTTTCTCCATTTGGTTAAGCTCCTCTTATGAGGTTGGCTTATCCTAATCATTGTGATTAGAATTTTTTAT